TATTCTCGTTTACACCACCAAAACCTACCGTAAACTCGACCTTTGATTCACCCAGTGTTGGAGTATTAATATTTACCATGCTTTATACAACTCGTCTCATGAATATTGGTGTATTTTTATTTGTAAGAATACCAAACTCAGTATTCATTTGAGTGTAGTATTCTTTCTTGATTATTCGAATGGTACGTTTGGCCTCGTTTAATTCATTCTCATAATCATAATAGGTAACCTTATTACCGTATACTGTCTCAATTATTGTCTGTCCATCTATTGTTAGATTGGTTGGAGTAACATCTTGTATAGCCGCTATACTACCCGGACCTTCATAATAATCATGTGGCACATCAAGCGCATCATCGGTTAATCTTGTTTTATTAATTTTAAATCGGTTTTCAGTGGTTACCTGAGCTGATTGATTTTCTCGTATTACCACCTTCTCATAATGGTGAACAGAGGCATCATTTGTTAAATCTTGAGTCCATGCGATTACCTCATAATCTTCTGGTGTTCTTTCAAGGCCTAAGTCTTCTTTTGCCATACTACGATACTTATCTGCAATATATTTTGGAAAGACAGTTGAAGTCAGCGGCCAGTCATATTGAGCGTCTATCATATCATTGGCATATAATATCATCCAGTGAGCCTGTGGATCACCATATATCTTTGCCGCAAGTATTTCTGGTGTATCGCCATCACGTATAATATAGCGTATATATGATGAAGAGTTGCTTAGAGCTTCACGAATAACAGAGGTACGGAACAAAAGGTTCCTAATTGTTTGGAAACTTGAATACTTAACACCTGATATATTATAGCGAATTATTGGAAATTTATCAAAAAAACTGCTCATTCTTAGAATCCTTGGAGAACGCGGCGCTTGTGGACAACTTCAATTTCTCTCATGCCTAAGCTTAGTCTTGCTGCTACTGGATGCCCGTTAGAGAATGTAGAATAAACACCCGTTGGTGCATAGTCTACCTCAATACGATCCAGTACGCAGGTATTAATTCTTGGAATATTGGTATTTTCTACACCCTTATCAAAGAAGGTAATATCAAATTCAGCAGGTGGAATCCATGTAAACCCAGCTGTGGTCGAATCAAGCTCGGGTGCTGCGTGATATCTGAGAGTGCGAATAATCGCTTTCATATTCTCGGACTCTTGCTCGTTTCTAGGTGCCATTAAAAATTCGAGAACAAACTGGCGCAAATTAGTTTTAGAAAATAATACCTCAACGCGCGGATTAATTGGATAACCTAACATGCTGGATATATTACCTAAGCCATTTAAAGTGGAACTAACCAATGAACCGAGAGAGCCTCCGCTTTCGGCTCCGCGTCTACCACCAGCACGACCACCGACAAATTCACCAGCAATACCAGCAGCACTAGATAATAGCCCGCCGGCCATACCAGTCAAACTGATTTCCTGGTATTCATTTGTTGTATTAAATATTACTGGATTGGGCATGAATAGTGCGATGGATTCTTTAATGCGGCGAGTATATCTCGGGATAGACAATGGTTCTCTTTGTAAAGCTCCATATCCTGTTACTGGACTGGTACCGCCTACATTAACAGCATTACCAAAACGCAATGTGTCCACCTTCGAATACTCATTCTGCATTATATTTTGACCAAATTGAGCGCCACCATACGCTGATCTGGCTGAACCGGTACGAGCAAATACAGGCACGTTTATGTTTATCACTATATAATGACCAATATAATCATTGGCCAAATCAGATGGAAATACACGATATCTAAAATCGTATTCGGACTGACCCAGGGTATCATCATTAACATTATAACCAAATAATAAGTCACCAGCTCTTGTAATCGAATTATCAAGAACAGAAACAATATTCTGAGGCGCCCCTGTGATACCTTCGAATGCGTTCTGTAGATCGTCTAAAATTGACATTGAATTGTCCCTGGAATTGTTTTCTATATATTTATATGAAAACTTACAAGGGCAGATATAGCCCAAAGCACCCGGAAAAATATAAAGGCGACCCAACGGGAATAATATACCGTTCTTTATGGGAACGAAAGCTAATGGTATATTTGGATGAGAACAAATCGATTATTCAGTGGTCATCTGAGGAAATAGCAATACCATATATATCACCACTGGATAATAGGTACCATAGGTATTTCCCTGACTTCTATATAAAGGCTATCGATAAGAATGGTAATATCACAGAACAACTATTGGAAGTAAAGCCCAAGAAAGAAACAACTGAACCCAAGAAAAAGAAGCGTATTACCAAACAGTACATTACTGAGGTAACTACATGGGGCAAGAATCAAGCTAAATGGAAAGCAGCAGAAGAATACTGCTTAGACAGAGGATGGCAGTTCAAGCTTATTACTGAGACTGAATTAGGTATCAAATAGTATTATTCATTCATACAACACATAGCCATTATATAGTCATGTCAAGTGGCTGTCAAGTGAAATAAATACAATTATGGCAAAAAATTATACTTCACAAGAAATCGGCAATTGGATGACGGGCAAGGCCAAGAGTGCTTCTGGCTACCGTACCAAAATCATGTCTAATAATGAGCGCAATAGAGACGGCACCGTAATAGGTAAAATGTACTTTTTCTGGTACGATCCAAAGCACAAAGCCACCCTTCCAATGTACGATAGATTTCCCTTGGTATTTCCTATTGAGCGTTATCCAGATGGCTTTTTAGGCCTTAATCTGCATTATCTCTCATTTGGAGAGCGTAGCGCACTATTAAATAATATGATGAAATTCCGTAATAATAACCACATGAATGCCACCACCAAGCTCCGTGTCACATATGACTTATTAAATAGCACCAGCAAAATAGCTGGTGCAATGCGCCCATGCATTAAGAGATATCTATTCACACAGGTCAGATCGTCCTTTGTTGAAGTCACAGCGGATGAATGGGATAAGGCCATGCAATTGCCTGTCGCAGCATGGGTTTCAAAAGGATAGAAATAAATGCCCAGTTTTAAAATAGATAATCAACCAAGATATTTAAGAATGCAGGACTTCTATGCTTATTCCAGTGCTTTTCAAAGCCTGGCTAAGTCATGTCGATTTGCCATACAGATCACTCCAAGTGGTATTAATTCGACATTGAATAAGCTTGGGTATGGTGATTTTATGAGACAATTCACATATCTATGCGAATCAGCAGAGTTCCCTGGTCGTGGCTTTGATATGGCAGATATGAGATATTATGGTCCAAGCTTCAAGATACCATACCAGTCCGACTACCAAGAAACAGCTATGACATTCCTATGCCGTACGGACTCATATGAAAGACAATTCTTTGATGATTGGATGGAAATAATTAATCCAACCAATACATTTGACTTTGCTTATAAGGATAATTATAAGTGCGAGATTAATATGTTTCAATTTAGCGAACAAGCTGCAACATCAGGCCAGACAGAACCGCTGGCTACCTATGCATGGACTCTACATGATGCATGGCCTGTCCTTGTTAATCCACAGCCAGTCACATGGGCAGACGATAATTTCCAACGTCTGGCTATTTCTTTTACATATACCAAGTGGACTCGTAAGAATAGAGATCCAAAATCAGGAACATTTAAATTAGTGAGAGACGGATCAAACGTTCGAGTTTAATATAAAGGATGAAAATATATGACTATACCTAAAATTGATGTGCCGATTTATGATATTACCTTGCCATCGACTGGTAAGACTATTAAGATTCGACCATTTCTGGTAAAAGAAGAAAAGCTTTTATTAATGGCAATCGAATCAGGAGACAATGAGAATATCATCAAGACCACTAAGCAAGTAATCAATAACTGTATTGTGTCTGGTGATCTTGACTTAGAAAAGATACCATTCTTTGATGTGGATTACCTGTTTATAGCACTGAGAGCCAAGTCTATCGGTGAGAATATTGAGACTTCCTATATCTGTAATAATCTGGTAGATGGTATTAAATGCGGTGGTGTATTTGAAGCTGTTATTGACATATCCAATTGCGTCATCGAAAAGAATGATGAAATTAGTATGGATATTACTCTATCAAATAAGATCGACATTAAGATGAAATATCCATCTTATTCTATTATGAAAACAATTACGGGCAATGAAAGTAATTTTCAAAAGAAAATCAGAGTTATTTCCAGCTGTATTGAGCGAATTACCTCAGGCGATAAGACATACTCAAGCAAGGATTTCTCAAAGGAAGAACTGGTAGAATTTATTGAGGGTCTTACAAGTGAGCAGTATGTTAAGCTGGAAAAATTCGTAGATAATCTACCTTCGTTTGCTATTAAATCTGGTGGTGTATGTGGTAAGTGCGGATTCAAGCATGAGATAAAGTACACGGAATTTACCCGTTTTTTTCAATAATGCTTGGCCATGACAAACTAATGAATCATTATAAGACTAACTTTGCACTCATGCAGTTCCATAAGTATAGTCTTACCGAATTAGAGGGAATGATTCCTTGGGAAAGATTTATATACGTTGATTTGCTCAAAGAACACCTAAAAGAACAAGAGCAGAAAAATCGTGACCAAGCAGCAACATTTAAGAAAGCACAGAGAAGATAAATGGCATTCAATCTAGAAGGTATGACAGTCGATTATAAAACCATGTATCGTATGGTACCATCGGATCGATTTGCAGTGGCTCAAAGCGGCATAGCTAATGATCTATTGTCTTCTTTGACTCCGGGTCAATTAGCTAATCTATTTCCTAGATATTATAGTAATAGACTTCCAGATATAGGCAATTCAGGATCTACATCAGCCCTTGGAGGTGCTTTGTCTGGAGGCACCTCATTTGGTAGTGGCGGCGGCGGTTCATACTCTCCCGCATCTGCCGGTGGTTCAGCAGCACCATCTAAAACAGCGCAGCAAATGGCAGTAGAAAGAATCCTATCAGAACATGGTATTACAGCTAAAACAGAATCCACAACTCTCACTGGTAAAGAAGGACAAGTTTTAGCTACTATCAGACACCGCGAATCAGGCGGGAATTATGCGATTGAAAGTAAATCATCCAGCGCATCTGGTGCTTATCAGTTTATCGATTCTACATGGCAAACTCTTACAGCAAAATATGGAGTTGGTACAGAATATGGTAGAGCAGCATGGGCACCTCCAGCAGTCCAAGATGCCGTAGCAAAAGCTTATGTAAAAGAAATTTTAGCTCAAAATGGCGGTGATATATCCAAAGTGCCTCTGGTCTGGTATACAGGCAATGCTCAAGGTCAAATGTCAGCTCAAGCTTTGGCTGTGAATGGCGGTCTAACTCCACAGAGATATCAATCCAATTGGATGAATGACTTTAGTAAGTTTGCAAACATTGCAGAAATCGAATCGTCGGTTGATGATATCAAGAGACTTGAAGACTTGAAAGCCGAATTGATACCTCTTTCTGAGGAAATCAGAAGTCAACTGGATGCCAAGACGCTTGAGATATACGATAGAGGATCCAATGAGCAGAAGTGGAATATTGAACAGGCTATTAAAATAGCTGGCGTTCAAGGATTTAATCAAGAATTGAGTAGACATCCTATCAATGAAGCAACAGTCACAGCCACCTCTGAGAGATTTTCTGTATTGAGAGGCAACATCGATGAGGTAAATCCAAAGCTCCAGAATGTTATTAATGCTGCTTCTGGTGATTTACCTCCTGGTTATAGTGTTAAAGCTATCTCAGGTAAAGATTCCCGACTAAGAACAGGAACACAGAACCATCCTGCAGGTCTAGCAATGGATGTGCAGATATATGATGGTGATGGAAACTTAATTCCTCATAATAGCAACAGTCCTGGTTGGAAATATTATGAGATGTTATATAGATCCGCGCACATTCGTGGTCAGCAAATGTACCCAGATGATAAGTTTATTTGGGGCGGCGCTTGGATATCGGATGCTGCTGGTCGCGGTGATCCTATGCATTATCAGATTGTGGATCCATCTGTGCGCGGATCATCAACTTCATCTGGTAGATATTCTTTTGATAATGGTCTAGACCCATCACATCCATTTGTTAGAGAGGGTGGACAATTAAGCGCAAAAGAAAGAGAAGACTATGACGCTTCCGTATTGGCCAGAATTCAAGCTGAAAGAAATGCATCCGATCCTGTAACAGCCGCTCAGAGTAATATGCAGTTACCTCCTTCGCCAGTTCCTGCGGAAACACCACCACCTCCTCCTGCACTATCAGCTGGTGGTACTGTAGAAATGACTCCTGGTGAGAACATTGCTGGCATCAATACAACAACTGGTAAAGTCGAGTTTATGAGTAATGATAGGGAATTGTATACCAAAGATGACCAGGGCAATCTCCGAGTTGATCCTTCTACCATTAGACAGGAAGATCAAAAGACTCAAACAGCGCCTGCTGAACCACAAAGAATGGAAATGCCAAATCAATCTATACAATCAAAACCACAACAGCCAATGCCAGTAAGTACACCTGATCCAAACTTCTTAGACACAATGTCCTCTGGTTCAATGGCATCATCACCATCACAATTGAGAGCATTGAACAGAGCAAAGCTTTACAGTGAAAATAGTGGTAGTTTAGTCAACGGCCACTTCTCATAATAAAAAAGGGCAGCCGCGAAGCTGCCCTTTCTACTCTCACGCTGCAATTATTCGTCTGCAAGACCCTTGAAGTAGTTAAGGTCTTCGTCCTCAGTATCAAATGGCACATCATCTGCGACAGACTTACGAGCCTTTGCAGCCTCGAAGTTTGGCTTCTGAGTAACAGAATCGGTGATCTGGTCCTTGACAGGAGCATCAGCCGAGCCGAGAGTTGCGCCAAGAACGTCCTCGAGCTTCCGCTTGAGTTCGTCGTATGACTTGAAGTTCTTAGGATCCAGAACTTCCTTGAGAGAATGCTCGGACTTCCAAATCTTCTCAAGCTCTGCGTCATCATCAAGCAGAGGACCAGGAGTGTCAAACGATGAGGTATCGTAGTTGACATAACCAGCGACCATCTTAGAACGGAGCTTGAAGTTAGCACCAGACCAGAAATCGAACGGGTTGAGAGGCTTGTCGCCTTCATACTCGGGATTCATAGCAGAGGTGAGCTTGTCGAAAATCTTCTTGCCGAACTTGTACAAGAAGACCTTGCCTTCGTTAGCAGGATTAGAAGGATCCTTCACCACATAGATGTTAGCAACATAGTGGAGACGGCGCTTCTGCTCACGGGCTTGCTTACGCTGCCATGAGTTTTCATCGCTTGAAGCATTCCAAAGTTGAGAGTTGAATTCGGACACAGGATCCTTTTGTCCGAGAGAGGTAAGCGAGTTCTCAATGAACCACTTACCGGTGGGGCCCTTGAAGCCATGATCGAAATAGCGAATCCAAGGAAGAGCATCATCGCCATCTACTGCGGGTGCAGGCAGGAAGCGAAAGACCGCCATGCCGTTGCCGGCCTTATCGCGGTTGAGCTTCCAATAGCGTTCATCTTCCGCACGGCCTTCGCCCTGAGGTTGATTGATCTTTTCGATTTCCTTGGTAAGACGACCAATATCGGCCGAAGACTTCTTGAGGGATGCAAAGTTTGACATTGTATTTTCTCCGTATGACAGTGTATGTTGAGTATATAGCACAGGAATCTCCCTGTGTCAAGTGTATATAGTATCTTCCACATGAGATTTCAAGAGGTCTGCGAACTTTTTTTTGTCTATCTGTGGAAGAATAAACGGCGCAAACTTCTTGGCTTTGAAACTAATCTTAGACCAAATGAAATCATCTGGTAGTTTAGCATCAAACTTCGGAACGAACTGGATAAAATAGTTGAGTATCACAAAGGTCTGATAAGATATAGATCCAGCCATCAGAGTCGGTATAATGTTTGGATATTGACTATCAAACCGTAAGGCGGGTTTGATATCTCCTATCGTCGCCAGTTCGTTCCGAAATACATAAGACATGGATTGGTTGGTTTTCACATATGCTGTTGTGGTATCAAACGCTTCATCATCAAGTAGGTCACCAACCCATGTCTTATCTTTTAGTAAGTTGGCCACCAAATGATCCTGCATGTTATCGCAGTTTCGGGCCAACTTTTCAAACTGAAACCTATCTCTCCTTGAGAGGTAAGTTTCCTTGCTAACATGCCTTGTCTTACCATTATACTTGAAGTAATCGTAAGAGTCAAGATTAAAATGGTTTTTCAAAGCAAGATAGAGACAGAATGTTTCATATCCTGTTATTCTCATACTGGCAGTTTATATGTGTTCGACTTCGGTAAGAAATGTAACTCTTCAGCCTCAATCTTAATCTTGGACTTCAACGCACCAGATATCATCTTAGCACCAATTTCCACTTCTAATCCAATCTCATCACAATACTCAATCACTGCTTCCATATAACTGATACTCTTGGTCTTCGCAATCGTTTCAATCTTGAACGAGAATGTTGTCACTTCATCTTTGGAGGGTGCCATTACTTGGCCTTATCCGGTTCATATTCTTTTGAGAGCTTATAGTTTGTAATCACATCGATCATTTGCTTTTCACCATTTCTTTCGATTAGGACTTTGATCTTTTCATCAGCGCCGCTCATTGTGGCCATTTCGGAAACTAAACTGTTAACATCGGTAACTACCAGTCCAGCAGGATGATTGTTTGGAGTATAGATGGCCAGTATCTTGTCATCCACTTTGATTCCAGCCTTATCAGCAGCGCCATTCGCATCAAGTGAGTTTACTATAACAGAGTTGCCGTCATCTGTCAACCCAATACTTACATTCATTGCTCTCCATCTAACTTCACCGAACATTTGGAAATCACCAAGAACTTTCTTGAGTAGAACGGATGGAATACAGAATCCATATGAGCCACCCTTTCCTTCAAACATCAGTTCGCTAACACAGATAACTTCACCGTATTCGTTGAAGACAGGGCCTCCTGAGTTGCCTTGGAAAATCTTAGCATCAACTTGATCCACATACTTTGGATTTGATCCTACGCGACGATTCTTGGAAGACATAATACCTTCGGAAACTGTCCATGTGAGTCCCCAAGGATGACCAATAACAACCACCTTATCGCCTTCTAATGTTTCACGACTATCACCAATCGGAAGAATAACTGCTCCCTCATTTTGCTTAAACTCATCCCACTTCTTTAACTTAAGAATGGCTATATCAACAATAGCATCTGTGCTAATGACCTCAGCTTCATAGCGAGTTTGGTCATTGGCAGACACAACCGTTATTGCGCCATTGCCTTGAATAACATGATCATTTGTAACGATTAGATTCTCGCCTATAATGAATCCTGTACCAACACCACCGTTTGTTGTGTCGACCTTGTTTTCTATGAGAACGGTACCTTTTTTAACCTCACGAACAAGATGTTCCGTGCTTTTTATAGAACCGAAACCACCTGTATACATAACAATAAATGCTGTAATGAACGATATTATAATTATATAAATGACTAGAAGAGAATGTCTTATAAGCGATATAGAGTTTTGGATAAAACAATTTTTCATGGCTGTTTTCCTTTCGGAGGTGGTGCCCCCTGTTCTACAATTTCCAGATCACCAGGTGTCTTTGGTTTGTAGGTGTCTTTTTGATTAGATAATA